CCTACGCTTGTGCCGTCTTTGCGGAAGTTAAGTATTGTCCCGTCTGCGGTAAGACGGTTTAGTTCCATCACTGTGCCAGTTTTAGCCGCTTCAAACAAACCTGTGGTGTTAATAACAGCGCCCGTCACAGAACCTGTTGAACTCGATACTGCTAGAGAAGTACTACCCACCAACAGGTTGCCAACATTATCAATCCGCATGCGTTCTGTGCCGTTGGTTGCAAAAAGCATGTTAGTGTTTTCGAAATTCCAGAACTCTGCGTTTTCTGAACCGTCTATGCCTACAGTAAAACCATCGCCTAGGGCAGCCCCAGTAGTGCTATTTGTGTACTGAGTTTGAACTCCAGTGCTGTCGCCTTTACCCAAAACAAGGCTGCGCGTAGGTGCAGTAACCCCAATACCCACGTTAGAAGACGACCCTTCTACAAACAAAGCGTGTGTGCTGTTATCTGACTCAACGCGGAAGTCTAGGTCAACAGAATCGTCATTTATAACAACTTCAGTAGCGTTTGACTTAAAAAAACTATTAACTGCTCCATTTCGTATAGTATTAAAGTTTAGCAGCCCATCTTCAGTACCATCCGAAGCATCTAGGGCATACGCCTCGATTTCTGCATATTCTACATCTTGAGAATTATCATTCCTGCCCTGAAATATTATGTTGCCTAGCTCATCTACATCTGCTGGGCTACCCGAGTTTCTATAAAGTCTTAAATTAGGCCCCGAACTAGCATCTGCATCTGTAGAGATAAGTGTGAGAGTATCAGAGTTATCTGTAGTAGTAGCTGTGATACCGCCCGTGACTGCAAGAGTTCCAGGAGTCGTTAAATTACCAGAAAGTTTAGCAGATGTAATACTATCATCAACAGGAACATTAATATCTAACTGATTCATTGTCATACATTCTACGAGAGCACCCGTTGGAGGAGCTTCGCTAAAAGTTAATGTAGTCCCTGATATACTATATGTCGATTTATTTTGATATACACCGTTTACAAATACTTGTGTATTATTCTCATTGACTGGGGCAGCTGATAAAGTTAGAGTAGTATCGCTACCATCACCAGTCATAGTGTTAGAAGTTAAGTTAGTTCCATTTACTGCGGGCGATAAACGATAGATAATAATACTATTACCGTTTGCTGGAGCGGCAGAAAAAGTTAGTGTAGTAGTACCGCCAGAAGTAGCAATACTAAAAGCATTTTGCTGCTGAAATACACCTTCTATAAATACTAGTAAATTGTCTTCTGAAGCCGCTGGCGTAGTTAGAGCGTAAGCTGTAGTGCTGCCATTTCCTGTAAAGTTATCTGCAGCGAAAGAAGCTGCACCGCCCCCTCCAATTTCTCCCCAAGCATCAGTATACCCTTCAAACTTGCCGAGAGTACTATTGTATCGGAACTGTCCAGCGGCTGCGGTAGGTCGTTGCGCTGTAGTACCTACAGGTATAACAGCTGCACCCGTATCAGCAGTCTTGCTTACTCTTAATCCTAGAGCAGTTGCTGTAGTAGCAGCAAAGTTTGCATCATCGCCTAAAGCTGCTGCAAGTTCGTTAAGAGTATTTAGAGTCCCCGGAGCTGAGTCACCTAGAGCAGCAATTGCCACATCTACATAAGCGGTAGTAGCAACTTTAGTACTATTATTACCTGCAGACTGCGTTGCCGCTGTGGTGGCAGTATTGATTGTGCCACTTAAATCACCTGAGAAAGTAGTAGCTGCTGCTGCACCTGTAATAGTTACACCAGTAGCTGAAGTAGCAATCTTAGCTGCGTTGTCATGATAAAGAGTAGCGGCACCGTCTGCTACAAAGGTAGCCATCGTTTCAGATGTGCCTTTAGTGATATCTACCTGATTATTTGTTGATATTTTTAGATTACCAGTACCAACGTCTTTAATGTAACTATTGCTGGCATCATGGAAGATTTCTAAATCACCAGCATCGCCTGCGGTAAGTTTAGTATTATCTGGTAAATCTATAGTTGCGGCAGTATCTAATGTGATTGAGCGTCCTGATATTTCTACTTCTATTGCTGTTCCATTAGGAGGAGCAGTCGAAAAAGTAAGAGTAGTTCCGCTCACACTATAGTTTGATTTTGACTGATATACACCATCTATAAAAACACGGGTGTTATTCTCGTTGTCAGGATCTAAAGGCAGAGTATACGCAGTGGCAGTACCGTTGCCACTTAAGGTAGCTACAGATACATTGCCCTCTCCGATTTTCTTTTTAAAAGCAATAACTTGTAAAAAGTCACCCGTTGTAGCTGCTTCTGCCAGTACCACGCTTACGGAATTATTAGCTGTATAGTCTATACCGTTATCTAGTAGAACACCATTCAGAAAAACTTGAACTGCACCCGAAGTATAACCAAGCTGTACACTATTATCGTCACCCCCACTAAAGCTAGTTTGATTATTGGTTGCAGTAAACTGATACTCTACCATGATGGCATCGGCAGCTGCCGCAGCACTACCAAGCTGTACTACGGACTCCACACCACTGACACTCTTTTTAATGTAAGCTTTGCCGTCTACGGTATTGATACCGATTTCGCCCAGATCTAAATCTGAGGTAGAGGGTACTCGACCAGCAACTGCTGATCGTTTTAATTTAATAGTTTGTGCCATCTGGCCCTCCTAGAGTTGCGTATATACGCAGAGAGAGTTTATTTAGAAAGTTCCGCCGTCCAGTGAGTTACCCCAAGAAGCAACACCCGAAGTATTCATACTTAATAAGTAGTCTGAAGTAGCTACATTGCCACTAGGTTTAACTAGTCTGGTGTATCCGCCATCTGATGCTTGACCAATAAGTATATCACCTATTGCTGTAGTAGATATGTCTTTAATTCTAATAGTGTCTGAAGAAATCTCTGTAGTTATATTATCAGGATTTGCATTTATAGTATTTCCTGACTTAGTTAATCCATCACCTGCGGTGATTTGTCCTGCGCCGGAAAATTGAGATACGGTAAGGTTGGTACTGCCTAAAGTAGGGGAACCATTATGTGTAAATACAAAACCATTATTTGCAAGAGTACTACCTTCTTCTACAAAAGTAAATGTACCCCCGGTTATTTCTATATTAGTATCAGCATCTGTCGCTCTAGTAATTACAAAAGCAGTAGCTCCGTCTCCTGTGGTTGTAACGGTGTAGATACCATTTTGAGTAGCAGTTGTTTGATCTTTTACAAGTATTCTATTGCCTGTGGAAAGAGTCACACCATCTATTACTATAGCAGCATTTGAACCTGCGGTTATAGTACCATTACCATTATTGTAGGTGCCTGCTAAATTAGCAGTAGTTGCTACTCTAACCGATGCTTTAACGTCTAGAGATTGGCTAATAGCATCTACATATTCTTTAGTTGCTAAAGAATCAGTCGTGAAACCAGATCTATCTTTGTAGCCAGAAGGAACTTTAACTGTCCCAGTACCATTAGGAGCTAGAGTAATATCACCATTGGCATTAGTTGAAGAAATAGTATTGGTATCTACCCGTATATTATCTACATCTAATTGAGTGATTCCTGCGAGAGCAGTAGTCGTAGAGCCCAGTGTAAGAGTACTAGATCCTAGTGTAATATTTGCCGCATTTACAGTAACAGTGTTATTTGTAATTGCAGTGCTAATACCTGCTCCTCCTGCAAATGCGAGAGTATCAGTAACCAAAGATACTGTATCTGTTCCGGAAGTGCCGGAAATACCTAAAGTAGTAGAGATAGACTGGAAAGATACTGCCCCACTACCATTCGTAATTAGAGCTTGCCCTGAAGTACCATCAGTAAGGGGTAGTGCGTACCCAGTACTTGCAACGTTCCCAAAATGCAGCGCCTTGTTGAAAATAATCTTTTCAGCAGAGTTAGTAGTTACTAACGTAATGTAGTTATTAGTGCCTTCTGTAAACGTAATAGAAGTAGCAGAGTTGTCTACAATCTTAAACTCAGTCGCCTGACTAGAAGTATCTATAGTACCTGCATCAATATCTAAGTTACCAGAAGCTACTAGATCGATGTCTCCAGAGCCAGAAGTAATACTGTTAGCCCCTATAGTAAGATTAGCAGTTTTTAGCTGATCTACTTTACTATTAGAGTCTACAATAATAGAACTACTGGCTGTAAGGGTACCCGCAGTATGATCCAACATATCTGTGTATAACTTACCACCAATAGCGATTACTGCACTGTCTGCAGGAGCACCAATCCATAACTTGTCACTGCTATCCGAATATGCTAGCTCGCCTTGGGCAAGAGAACTCGGTGCAGAAGTACTGGTACTGCGTTTGATTTTAATTGTTTGAGCCATTTAGAACTCCAAAATAGCCTTAGAAGGCTCCTGCGTCTAGCGTATCAGAGTCGGGAGACTCGTTACCTACAATTATAGGAACCCAAGCAAAGACTCCTGAGCTAGTTTCGCGATAAACTTTTAACTGATTGTCATCAGTATCGTACCAAGTATCCCCTTCTTCTACTGTAGCACCTGTGGGAGCACTAGTACTTCTGAAATCTTGATCTGCTAATTGCTTTAAAGCATCTTCTACATTTGTTGCTGTTATAGTATTATATGGGGTGAAAGCAACGTTTTGTGCATCTGTATTGTTGATAGGAAGAGCTATATTATTAACTGTAACACTTACATCGTCTGTAGTTAAGTCTATAGCTATATTATTTGTTGAAGTAACAGTTAAGTCAGTTACTTGCTCTGTAATTAGTATTGTATCTACGGCCATTGTTATCTCGTTACTTCTTGATTTATGGTTACCTTACCCTCAAGTAGTCTTTTAACTATAGCGTCACTACCTGTGTGAATCTCTAAATCATAAAAATAGAGTCCAGCTGACATAGCACTAGAGGTGCTTGCGGGGAGCTCCATTTTAAGAACACCATTAGAAGCTGGGTTAAGCACAGTACAAGTAAAAGTACCTGAAACACTGGCGGCTGTTTTAGTCGAGCGCATCTGTGCCCTGGCTGAGTAGCCGGTTAGATTTTTGGCGACACCGGACTCTTTGACAGTTAAGTCAATAGCAAAAGTCGATCCCTGATCAATAACTAGGTCGTAATTAGCTGCGCTCATTTAAATTCTCCATGATCAAATTATAACAAAGGGGACTTGCGTAGTCAAGAATTATTTTTTCTTACCTCCATCTGGGGCCTTCCATCCATCCAACTAAAGAATTTCTAGTACCTTCCGTAATTTCTGTTACTCGGTGAACATTATAACTAGGGAATACTAATATGGAGCCCTGTGTCTTAAATTTCGTAGGGTTCTCTATGCTTTCAAATTCGAAATCCCCGCCTTGATAAGTATTAGGGTCAGAAAGCTGTATTGATATTGATAATTTTCTATCATACATACTGTCCGCATTCCAGTTGACATCGTAGTGCCAGTGATAGTACGACCCTTTAGAGTACTCTCCAAACTGTACGGGAGGTAAATAATCGACATTGAACCCGAAAGCTAGTCTATTAGCTCTATTCGCATAATCTTTTAAAATAGCTACGACTTCCGGAGTTTGTACCCAGCCTATTTTAGTGTCTCTAACTGTCCGGTCTGGATGAAAATCCCCAGATGAGAATATAGTAGCATCGGTTAAAGAAACTTCATTATAACAACTATTTTTTATCTCGTCACATCTTTGAGGAGTTAACGCCCCCTCCCATAACTGCCAATTGTCTCTCATTACCAAGTAACCCCTGTAGTTACTCCATTTCTATTTTGCTCTTGTGCTCTGCTAATAATCACAGATTCTAGAGCTGTTACTTCTTCAGAGCCAAGTATTGCTTTTACCCAGTCTATAACATTTTGTTCAGTTACGGAAGAGTAAGTAATAAAAGATGTTAAGTCACTAATATCTAAGTTTACTAGCCCTCTTATTATACAAGTTTTTGATCCATCGCTATGGGTTAAACGATACTCTGCTGCATATATTACACCACTAGATTCTTCGTAGTTATCGTATGATAGTAAATTATCTATTGTCCATGTTGCCATATTATTCTCCTGTTGTATTAAAAAAGAAAGTTTGAAATAACCTTCCTGTTTCTTTAGTTGTTCCAAATCCTGCGATAGTGCTACGATGGTACATATCACCTTTGTATAGCACTAGTCTATTATAAATATTACTCGAAGATAATATAGGCTCCCATTTATCCAAGTCTCTAGCATCGTCACTATCATTATAGTCTATGCTATCTGTTGAGTGGTACTTGTAATTAAGAGTTTCTTTATGTCTATAAACCGAAGTTCCACTATTCAAAAGAGGGTCAGGAGTAAGATATAATACTCCTGCCCATTCAGTATCATCGTGATGAACCCAAGTCTCTGAATCCTCCAAAGTAATCTGGTAGGAAGTATTATACTCGGAAGGCCAGTATGTAATTTTTTTATGAAGTAGTTCTTCAAAAAAAGATTGTAGATACCCTAGTTGGTTTGTCTCTTCTGGCTTTGTACGCAATCCTGGGTAATTACCTTGTACATTAAAATCTAGTCCTAAAGCGTATTCTCTTACTTGATCCACATTATTGTAGAAATCATCAAATATCAAAAAATTGTTATTCACTGTTAGAACTCTCTATTCCACGTTAACCCAGACCTTGCGACTGTAACATCCGGTGTCTGCCACTTAGCGTCGGATATAGGAGACTCAGCTGTGGAGTATGAAAACTCCCATCCCTTATCATTGATATAAGTAGCCCAGTTTTCTTTTGTAGTCTCCATCTCGTGCATTATCCCTATTCCTGGAGTATCTGAGGTTTGTTTAAAAGTTGCATTTATGTCATTATACACTTTTTTCATTCCTATAGCAGAGTCTATTATGTTTGCTTTAGGCTTTACTACTTCTTGCTCTCTATAAAACTGAGAAAACTGGACTAATCCCATAAAGTACTTTAGCTTATGTTGCCCTCTGAAGTCTGAATGAATATGAAGCCAGGGCTTAACTGAGCTTATAACTCCATCATCGTCAGCTACTCTTTTAGACTGTACGTATCCAGTAGAAACTCCATCAACTTTATAAACAGATGCTGTATTATGCTCTGTTCCTGGGTCTAAGGTAGACCTTAACATAAGGGCGGTATTTATAGCAAATTTATCAAAATATTGAGAGTTTGTTAAATTATATGCCGCACTATTAGGGCTAGCTGTGGTATCATCCCAACAACTTATAACAAAGTCTTTATCTTCAAGGCTGGCCTTTTCCAAGGTATAAGTAACACCTCCCGTCACCAGTGTATATGTATACATATGTACGTTTTCTGGTATAGGTAGTAACATTTAATAACCTCCTTTTAAGGTATAGATAGTAGTAGGGGACACAATGTCTAATATCCCATTTTCCGTTTCAATATACACTGAGTTCAACTCTTCAAATACTTTTTCTACAGAAGTAACAGTGCTATTTTTTAATTTATCGCCTATTTTTATATTCTCAGGAGTTACTGTTGTTCCGTCAAGCTTAAACATAGGGTGATCATTCGTTATTTTTAATTCATTATTTATAATATAGTAGTGATCTCTAGTGTGATTCTTAATAATACTGGTAACTAGTGTCTCTCCTTCTTGTGTTAGTATTGAATCTCCTTTTACTAAAGTATCTACTGCAACTAAAGTGTTACCCGACAATTCAACTAAAGAATCAGGGCTTACGCACTTAGCCGACGCATCAAAGAAAGACGCCGTAGAAGCAGCAGATACACTACTAAAGCTTAAAGTACAAGTGACCGTTTGAGAATTGTTTCCTGAGGGAGAGTTACTTTGACTCCAACCACTAGGAAGACTTCCTGTTTGCCACTGCACTTTTTCAGTGCTAGAATTAGATGTTAGCGTTCTAGTTGCTGTACTGGTAGTACTACCTGTCTGTCTTGTCCACGTTACAGTAGTGGTACCACTCTGTGCTCTGACTACGGTTGACCTACTCACTGTTACTGCCGTTGGAGATACTCCGTTAGGTCCTGGAGGGCCCTGGGGTCCTTGTGGTCCTTGACCGCCTGGAGGTCCTGGATTACCGGAACCGCCTGCAGGTCCTAAGGGACCGGCCGGCCCATTAGGTCCTTGGGGTCCTTGTGGGCCCGCGGGTCCTTGAGCCCCAGCAGGGCCTGTTGCGCCTTGGGGCCCCACCGGTCCTGTGCCTCCAGCAGCACCAGAAGGTCCTGTGCCACCTGTAGGGCCGGTATTACCTTGTGGTCCTTGTGGTCCCTGTGGACCAGCAGCTCCTGTAAGCCCTTGAGACCCTGTAGGGCCTGTGGGGCCCTGATTACCTTGTGGACCTGTAGCTCCTGTTGGGCCTGTTTGTCCTTCAGTAATTAAAGGATCTCCAAAGCTGCCAGAGACTAAAGCAGTACTACTTAACGCTGTACCTATAATAGTGTGTGTTACACCCGTCACCCCGCCGGATATTTGAGTTGCATTTGCAAACCAACGGCTAGAAGTTTGTTCATCTACTGTGAACCAGTACCCTTGAGCTCCATTATAAAAAGTGGGAGTAAGCTTGGTCATATCAGATACCGCAGAGCTGCCTCCTGCAAATACTTGAACCCAAAAAGAAGTATCTGACTGAGGAACAGTGCTGCGACCAGTATGTGCCTGAGTAGCTGCCCAAACTTTACTACTATGCTGTCTTACACTACCTAGCGCATAAGTACCTCCGCTGGACCAGTTTGATATCGAAGGGCTGTTATCGAGAGTTGTTCTCGCTGCTCCGTTATAGAATAAGAACGCACTTAACCCATCAGGTCCTGCTGCGCCTGCGGAACCTGCTGCTCCTCCTGGGCCTTGAGCTCCGATGACTCCTTGTGGGCCTGTAGCACCTGCAGGGCCTGTAGGACCCCCTGGCCCTTGAGCCCCAGGAACACCCTGTGGACCTTGCTCTCCTGGGGCCCCGTCGGGACCAGGAACGCCTTGAGCGCCTTGTGGTCCCTGGATACCGCGCTTGCTCTTTGTTATAGTTTGAACTCTCTGATAGGTATTAGCTCTACCTAAACTATCTGTTACAACTATAGTGAAGCTTACTGTGCCGACATCCTGAGTGAAGCCTGTAATTTCACCCAATGCATAACTATTAGTTCCTATAGTAGGAGTGCTATCTATAGTTACGCCTGTTGAAGGTACTACACTCGTTACTCTGAAAGAAGGCTCCGTGTAGGGAGCTGTGCCGTCATAAGGAAGCTGAACATCTCCTATAAAAGCTGTAATGGTGGTGCCTGAGTTAGCAAATGAAGAAACTACTCCGTTTGCTTGTGCAATTATAGAAACGTTATCATTAGTTAAATTTACTACAGGCGCATCTTGCGCTCCGTCTGATACGCCAACTTGTCCACCAGTCGCACTCGCAGGAAAATAAGTAGAGAATACTTCTCTAGGAGCTACTCCTGAGCTTCTTTGACTAACTACCAGAACTGCGTATCTTACCCAATAGTAAAAAGTTTGTTTACCCGCACCTGTTACAGCGTCTGTAAATACATCTCCCTTTGAAATGCCAACAATTTTAGCATTAGACCTATTATTATCGTTAGATCTCCAGATCTGAACACTATAACTAGCTGGATTAAATTTAGTGATATTAGTCCAGCTAAGAGCGATGCCGCCTCGATCAGTTTGAGTAGCGGAAAGATTACTAGGAGCTGCCGGAGCGGGTAGATTTGCTGCTATGCCTTCTACTGCTACAATGTCTCCCGGGTTATCGGATTGAACTATGTAAGCATTGTCTTCGTGCTCTTCGGCGGTAACTTGTACTAAACAATTATTCTTAAAGTTTAAGTTAGTGATTCTAAAGTACTTATTAGTCCAGCCGAATCTAGGATGAGTTATTCTTATAACATCACCTGCAACTAATAAAATAGCCCAAGGTCCTAATGTGAAGTTAATCTTAAGGCCTGCTCTAGATTGGTCTAAATATTGTTTAGCGTTTACTCTAGCATTGTAGTAATTACTTACATAAGGGGAATCAACTTTGCCCTTCTTAGGAACCATTCTGTCTTCTTTTAGATAGTTGGAATTAAATAATACCACAGATCTTGGTTCAAATCTATTTTGAGGATCGTTTATATTAACGTCTACATGATTAAAAGTACCTTTCTGGCCCGCATCTTCTACATCTATGCTACCTATTATATCTAAGGCATTAATTTCATTTACTGCGTAGCTCTCTCCTGCTGTTGAAGTGTAAGAAGTGGCTGCTCCAGCAGCAGATTCAACATCTAAAAAGTACTTACCATTCGAGTATCGAATTAAACCATTGAAGTGCCCTAGCATACTGTTAATATTTGCAAATACAGGTCTTTTTGTATCAAGTACTACGTTAGTTTGGTGACGAGTAACCTCTCTTTGATTATGAGACTCCCATCCCATATATCTCCAATACTTAACACTATCTGAATCATATAATTCATACCCAGAATTAAATAACTCGGAAGCAGTGTCATAAGACATTACTAGAGGATTTCCATCAAAGTTACCTATACCGGAGCCTAAAGTAATAGTACTTGATCCACTACCTGAAACCTTTTCAAGATTGAAGGCGGTTACTACATTACTATTAGTGTTAGCAGCACTTACTCCGTCCGCCGTTGCTTGGTATAAAGTACCTAGATTATAGTATAGTTCTCCGGTATAGAAGTATTTCCAATCTGCCCATCTATTACCAAGCTTTCCTACTACGTCTGTAAAAGTAACTTGAGTTCTTGCAGTTCCATTAATTGTTACGGAAGAAACACTTTCCACAGTCCCTTGGAACAGTGTTTTTGAAGATACAACATGTTTGTATACAGCTCCTACGGCTATGGTTGAGGTAGTGCTAGATATAACTGTTACGTCAGATCTAGTATCGCACTTACGCGCTGCAGTCAGGAAAGAATCCATATCTAAATCGGCTTCTAAATCCAGACCCGCACCATACCTAGAGCTGGTCATATAGTCTAAGAATTGAATTGCAGGGTTAATGCTTACTCTAATATCATCGGCAGGAAATATCTTATAGGTATCTGAAACTTTGGGAATATTATCATACTCCCATGCAGTATCTACAGTAGCAACTTTTGCTGAACCATTGTAATCCGAAATAGTACGTCTTTGTACTGTTGTGCTACCATCTGCGTGTATATTTGTTAGCTCTATAGTTAAACCGTTATAGATATCATCAGTACTAGAAGCACTAGATGCTAGAGCTATACCGTCTTTTACAGTTACAAATTTATTTACAAGAGTCGAAGACCCTGTACCCGTACTGCCAAGACCTGAGATAACAGAACCTGAGTATGTAAACTCAAAACTGTTTAACCAGTCAACTCCACCTGTCAAGAAATTTCCGGTAGATGTTATTGATACTTTACGGCCTGCTGCTAGTGCTGCAACATATGCTGCTGTTCCCGTACCTATATTGACTTCGGCCGAGTTATTATCGGAAGCTGCGGCTGCACTTGCTACTTGTCTCTGTAAAATCTCAGGAACTACGCCTGAGTTCTCAACGTGATTATGAGCTGCTACGTGATAGACTTTACTACCACTTTGCATGTAAAAACTTGTTTCTGTAGTAGAACCTGTAGGGTCACTAGCAAAGCGTACCCTTGTAGAAAGGGTTCCATCCATTCTAGTTAAAGTATATCTATCAGCAATAGTAGTAGTGGTAATAGTACTATTGTTACTAGTTTTTTTAATAGTTACTGTTTCGCCTATATTAAACGAAGTGAGAGCAGTATCAGAAGACTCGTACCCTGCATGTTGCTCATAAGAATAGTCATAATTATAGCATCTTATTCCTTTACCTCGTACGACAAAGTCTAAGGAAGGTATAGTTGTCTCACCTTCTCCAATTTGGTAGTTTGCCACTACGTACGCAGTATCTAGTAAGGCATGATTCGCTCCCCAATAGTCTGAGGAGCCGCTGTAATACGTAGACCCTACTTTAAAATTACTAGCATTTTGTACGAGTACAGAGTTGGCTCTTTGCTCAGGTTTACCAGTATGTACAGTAAGACTCGCGGTCAGAGGAGTACTGAAAAAAGTAGACGCTTCATGAGTTAGACCTGACCCTTGGGTAGTTGCACCTCCTGAGTTAAAGGTAACTACAGGTGTAGGTAGCGGCTCACTTCTAGCGTGCGCTCCTCTACCTTCTGAGTCCCATGTATTGAAACCTTGAGAAAATGAATGAGACAGTGCATTAAATGTTCCAGAGAAACGAACTCTAGGGGCAAGAGTGTCTCCTCTATCCATTCGCCCAGAGCAAAGTACATCTATAGTATTTTCAGATGTTTGAGAGGAGCGAGTGTCAAAATCGTTAGAATCTATACATATTGAAGACGTGTCATCCATATAGATATCATAAATACCGCCTATCTCTCCTTCTGAGATTGCATAGGCCACAAAAACTTGTTTTGAGTCACTTGCTAAAGTGTCTACAAATACAGGTATGCTATCCAACTTATTTACACCATAAACCACGGGCAAATACTTTGCATCTAGATTAAAGCGTAAATCTACTTCTCTGTCTACATCTACTTCGTACTCGTAAGTTCTGTACTTCTTTGATCCATACCAGGTTCTTTTCACAGTAGTTCTAATTCTACTTTCTTTAACCTGATAAGTAGAAACTAAATTAACAGCTTGCTCGCTATGTAAGAACCCTAAGTCAGTAGCATAGGACGGTCTATGAACGCTCTCTCTGTCTGGTCTATTATTTGCGTCTAAAGCTCTATGCTGGGCGTCAGAAGTAAGTCTACCACTAACTCTACTAAAATCTGACCAATGACTAGTGACAGACCACGACACACTGGCCGCAGAGGTAACGTCATCAGTTAATTTTCCGGATGCAATTATACCTTTGAATAGTAGGTAAGGTTTGCCAATAATAAGTCCTTCAGAGTCTAGGTGTGCCTTATATACATAAACATCTCTGTTTATGTAGCCGGCATAACTACTATCGCTACGAATATTTAGAATACCCTGAACTTCTGGACTACAAAAATTTAAACTATAGACAACACCTGTTTCACTTGTAAGTGTGGACATACCTGTCACACTTGCAGTTTTATTGTTATTAGAAAAAGAGTTTATTCTTATTTTTTTAGTATCATTATTACCGGAGCCACTTAGTAGCTCTATTAAGTCTCCCTCTCTGAAGCCCGCTTCTACTAAATCTTGTGTAGCTGTAATGCTAGAAGAAGTTATATTTAGGCTAGTAATTAATGAAGTGTTAAGAGCTGCAGCAGATACTTTTAAATTAATAGAGGACGTCTTAGCTTGAGTACTCTCTGACATGTCCCCCACACTTATTAATTTATTTGCAATGTATGTTTGAGGTCCATTGTTATTATTTTGTACATCTTGTGACAGATCATCAAATACTATGTCTATAGAGCCATCACTTATATAAGCGTAATCTGTTGCTTTACGCGCACTCTTGCCTCCTGTCGTAACGACAGGCTTTTCAAACTTAACAAGGTGTGCATACGCAAACGGTTCATTCTCTAGTAAAGAATCTACTAATCCGCTGTCTAAATCTCTTATTGCCATTACTGTACTTCTTCTAGGCTTAACGAAAACTGATATAAGTTATCTGTATTTAATGAATATTGTTGAACGTCTTTTGCTATTACTTTGATTAACGGATTATGAAAAACAAAGTCATCAGCTGCAGCTACTGCCTTCTGCAATCCTGGTACAAAATGAATTCTTACTTGACTAGAGGTAGGCTGTGGTTGTCCACTTTGATAATCACTACTATTCTCTACCCGAGTTACCATGTAAGTTTTGGTGTGATTTGAGTTAGATCCGTCTATAGTAAATAAATCGCCAGGAAGAGGAGTTTTATTAGTAGTATTGCTATAACCACCTTTACCTAATAGAGCTTTGGTAGCTCCTGCAGCTAAAGTTGATGTAGCGTCTAGATTAACTGTATCTGTCCAATTAGCAAAAGATATATCTTGAGGGACTCTATGCTGAGGTAGAGACACATAAAAAGGGGTTAGACCACCTCTTTTACCTAAAATAAAAGTATAGATATTTTCAAAATCTGCTCTTATCATTGGATTATACTTAATGTTTATTGTCCACTTATGGGCGGCTACTGCACGTGCGAGCAGCCTTCCTGAGTTAGTAAAATCTTTAATGATGGGCTGATTAGAAGTCAGCTGGACTGACGCAAACCCCGGGCCTGCGTCTCCTGCTACTTGACCTGCTGTTCCAATAGCGTTATTTGGATCAGGTAAAACATTTTGAAAATTTGCAAATTGTGCCATTAGTATCTACTCACTCCACCTGCAGATTGTGTAAACGTTGAAGTGTCTACGTCTTCTACAAAGTCCTGCCCATATGTATTGGCGGCCTGTCTAATCATTCCTATGATATTTCCTCTTTGCGCGACAAGTAGGTCTTCTACTCCTGATGCGTCTACTGTATTGATATTGAAGCTCACATTACTTACTCCGCCTGCTGCGATGTCATCATTAGGAACTATTCTGCCTGGCGTTTCAGGAACAAATAATTCTGGCCCCTGCTCTCCTACTACGAAGCCGGTATTGCCTCCTTCAGCTCTATTCTTGTACCCGGAGAAAGCTGGCTTAAATGAGTCCATGCCGCCAGTACCTGATTCTCCCCTAGCGTACGCAAGCTCTCCTCTTGCTCCTCTTGACTTAGCTAGATCGGCAGTGCTATTTCTATCGCCAAGACTTACAGAAGAACCCCCTGCTGCGGACCCAACCCCTCCACCACCACCTTGATAGGAGCTGGAGGCTATTATACCCATCTGTTTAGCACCCATAGCTACAACAAGTCCTGCTAACATTGCACCTACAATAGGCCCAGCGAATGGGCCTAACACTTGAGCGGAAGCATATGCTTGTATTGCACCTGTAGCTGTAGCTATAACCGTTTGAGCCATTTGCATCTTTTTATTTTGTTCAAACGCTTTTTTCTTTTCTGCGTCTTTCTTCTTCTCCATAGCAGCCAGTCTGCCTAATGATTCTTTTGACTTACCATCTCTCTTCTTCTCTGCTGCAATTTCATTGTCTATCTGGCGAATTCTTGCATCAGAAGCTGCTTTTTGTACTTCTGCATAAGAATTAAGCATAGCGCTTGCTACAGCCATACCCCCTACTAGTTTTTGACTAAGGGCAGACTCGGAGTCTAAGTTTAGCAACGCATTTAATGATCCAGTAACATTTGCAATTCCGCCTGTTAGGGCTGCCATTAACTCGCCATTTTCTCCTAGTCTTTTAAACTGTGCGTGAAGGTTATCAAAAGTATCCGTGACCCCGCCCAATAGACCTTGAAAGTTTTTTAAGTGCTCTCCTTGTAAATGGGGAGGTATAGAGCCTATATCGGTTATTGCATCTCCAAGGGAAGAGCCGGATCTCCTACTTAACTCATTAGCGGCTGCTACTTGTTTCGTAACCTTGGCTATTTCTAAACGGATCTCTAAAAGCTCTCTTTCTCTCTTTAGTCTTTCTTTTTCGGGTCCCTCACTCTGTACCAGTATCTCCGCGTCTTTGAGGGCTAGATCATTTAAAGATTTTTGAACTTTTGCTTGAGCAGTTAAATTCTCTTTCTGATAGCCTACGGCCAGGGACGCTCTCAACGTATCTTTTGCGTTCTTGTGTTGGGATTCCTGTAGCGCAATAAGTTTTTCACGAAACTCTTCGGTAGTAACGCCTGTCCCTGCTAAAGCGTCATTATATTTTTTCAACACTTCTGCCTGAGCCTTTAGGCCTAGTCCTAGTGTATCAATACCCCCTACTACTCCGTCCGCATTTGCCTTCAGAGAATTAAGCTCTCTAATTGCGACAAAAATATCTCCACTTCCCAAACTGTCTCTTAAAGAAGTTTTAAGTGTCTTGAGACCTTCCCTTAAAGCTTGTAGACCACTATTTACAGCAGCTCCAGCAGTTTCTAGCTCTATTAAAGTTTCTATGTCAGATTGCGTAAAAGCGTCCTTTGCTATTATACTTTGTAAGGTTGTAGCGTATTTGCTTGATACACCATCTAATGAAAGTAGAGCATCTTTTAGTGTAGTTATTGCGGCAGCCCTGTCAGTTTCTGAAAATAGTGCTCTTTCTACTATTTTAGGTGGAGCGCCCGCGTTTACTGGATCCGTGCCTGTGGGTAGTTCGTTTTGCCCTGGTTCTAATTTACCTATACCTTCGCTATATTTCCTGGTGGCTAATAGAGCTTGTAAACTACTAGATACAGAGAGTTGGGTTACTGCCTTAGCTTGACTTCCTACTTTGTCTAGTCCCTCAGGCATCAGTTTCAACCCGTCATTAATTTCATTTAAATCTGCTTTCAAGATAGCTACAGCCTCGTTAAAACGATCTAAAGCTTCTGCTGAAGCATTAGTATGCGCCGCATTATCTTGCATATTTTTAGCAAACGCTCCAAGCGAGGACCTATTATACGAATCAGCAAACGTAGTAGAAGCTGTGGAGAGGTAGTCAAACTCCTTTGCAAGGTTGCTAAGTACAGGCTTAGTTTCATCTAAGCCTTTATAGCCTGCTGCCATATCACTGATGAATTCTATCATAGGAAACTTCTTTGGAGAAACTTCATTTACAGCCGTTAAAAACTTGTTAACTTTTTGAACTACGGAGTTTATAATCTGGTCCAGACCTTCAAGAATATTTCTAGCGGCGTCATTTAAGGATACTGCTATAGTATGAGGTATGCCCCTAAAAACATCGATGACGCTATCAGAAAAGCTAAGAAATCCTTCTATTAAGGAGTTAATGGCGGGAGTTGCTACTTGTTTTATTTTATCCGCAAAACTAACTATACTAATTGTTATATCATAGAAGTTTTCTTTAAGAGTCTTAAACATCTCTATTAACATTGTTAAAATGCCAATAAATCCTGCTAACTTAAATGCTGCACCAACTGCTTTTCCTACTAAGCCTAAGCCTTTTGTGACTGTCTTTAGTGCGCCGACTCCTTTAGTTTTTAAGTAACCAAAAAATCTAGTGGCCTGTAGTCTGCCTACTACAAAAGTATCTTTTATTGCTCGCCCTAAAGTACGAGACTTTACTTCCATACTGGTAAAGGACTTGTTGAAATCTCTAACAAGTTCTATATTTACACCCTTAAATACGCCTTTAGTAATTTCACCATGTCTTCTATAAGAATGCTCTGCATCTGCCAGTACTTTCTTTAGTTGTCCTTTCTGAGCAGGGGATAAAGCTACTCCTTGGTTTACTTTTTGAACAAGCTTACTTCCATCTCCTTTTGAAGCGTTTAACAGCTCGCTAGAGCTTGACTTTATAGAGGTTATCTTTCTGGACTGTACATCTGCTTCTGCAGCTTTTACTGCGGCTCTGTACTCTTCAAGATCTTGTTTAGCCTTAGCTAAGCTTGTGCTAGACTGCTTTTCCATCTCACTAATTTTATTTGTCAAACCTTCCATAGGTATAGCAGCTTTAAGAATGCTAAGCCCTAGCAATCCGAAAACGGCAACGGCAGCAGCTCCAGATCTATTAATAAGATTGGCTATACCTTCGAATAGGGGCAATACATACTGTGCTCCTGTCTTTACTAGGTCTTCTAAGGTTTTGGCTAATTTAACAAAAGGATTACTAGCAGCCTCAACATCCCCAAACAAAGTATTAAGCTGTCTTTGAGTTTCTATCAGTACTGCTTGGCTTCTTTGAAAATCGTTTAACTCGTCTCTGTTTAGACTGATTGCTTCTGCGTATCTTCGAGTCGCATCCTCCAATCTTAGTGTAATACCTAATTCGTCTAATAGCTCTGGCTCAGCTTTTGAAGCACCCCTAACTAATCTGTCAAAAGAGTCAGCAAAATCTCTACCCAATGCAGTAGAAGCTTTTCGTGCTCCCTTCGCTAAGTCTTCTAACTGCTTGGGGGAGAAACCCTTAGCTAATCCGATTGCGGAAGCGGAAGCTGCTTCTTGGAATCCAAGCATTCCATCAGATGCTTCTCTTAATCTATTAGTAATAGATCCTAGAGCTGCTCCTGTATTTCTAGCAAAAGCTAGTTGGGACTGCTCTAATATCTTTACATCTGCTGCATTTTTCAAAAATCCGAAAGCGGCAGTTAAAGCAAATATATTAGCAGCTAATACTGCGTATGCAGGAACTAGACCTCCACCAATAGTTTGAGCCTGTTTAGCAAAACCTTTAGTAGAGTTAGCCCCTAATTGTGCGGTGCCTTTCTCTAGTTTATTAAATCGATTTTTCTTATTACTAAGCTTATCCGTTGAGGTGCCGAGTTTGTCGGTAGCGGCTGCAGCAGCTTTTGCTTCTTTTGCAACGACATTAAGAGACCCGTCATCGTCTACTTTGATTGTCAACTTTACTGTATTAGCCACTATTTTTTTCTCTTTAGCTTATCATGCTGCTTCTTTAATTGTTCAGAAGACTTTTTGATAGCTCTTGCGTCTAGCCAGGATAAAATATCTAAAAAGAACTCTTTATCCTCTATAACGTGCAACTCTAAGTAATAAACAAGATTCGTATAATCTTTACCTACATATCCTATATCTGGGTACATCCTGTCTCCCAGAGAATTAAAAGTACTTATAGCGTTAAGCACTATATCAGGGAAATCTTCCCATGCGGGAGGCACTTCTGAATCTATAGGCTCTTTGCCTAATTGCTCCATCATCATGAAGTACTTGTCTTGGGTCATCCCCGTTTCACTATTCTGGAATAGTTTTTCCAGCCGGCTTATTGTTTGGCTTTTTTGATCTTGTACGAAAGTTCTCTAAATCAAAGACTACCTCATTGAGCCAAGTATCAAATTCAGTTGAGTTACTAACTAGTACTTCGGCGTTGTCTATAGTATATTCCACTTCTGTTCCAGGATCTGTACTTTCTGTATCTACTAAGATAAGAGTTTCTAAATGTTCTACAGTTAACCCTTTCCAGTTTTTTACGCTTTGCTTGGCAAATTCTATAATAAATCTTTCTTCGTCCAAGTTCTCTACGACCTGTCTAGTTTTTCTATCGAATTTGTTAGTAGTGCATTTTTTCCTCAATTGAGTTAATTCTTTTCTTGAAAGATTTGCTACTTCTACGGAGAATCCTTCTAATCCAGGAAAGTCCATCCATACGGCCTTAGTATCGACCATTAATTTTTTAAGTTCCATTTTTTAACTAAACTCCTCAGTTTGTTACATATTTAAATATTGTGGCTAGAGAACTTGAATTATCAGTAATTCTCCAGTCATAGTTTTGAACAAATACATCTCCCGTACCCATTCTATTTGTGAAAGTACTAGTTGCTGAACCTACCTGAAACCCTCTAAATTGAGTCCCTGAGAGTCCGTTCCCTGCTTTTATCTCCAAAGGCAAGGAGCTATTCCAGGTCTGTACATTACTAGTAGTTGTATCGGCAAGATACTGAGTGATAGAACCCGCAAGTATTTTCTTTTTAATATAATACAAATCTGGGTACATAGTGTTTACAGCAGCAGCTACAGATAAAGAAGCGTTAACAGTTTCATAGGGTAACCACTCTATATCATTCTGTAACTCGACCGTAACTGAGACAATATCTGTAAGGGAGGCACCACCTAATGTCACTTCCAATTTAGGGTTGGTAACAAAAGTTTTAGTGGCAGATCTAGACTGAAGATTACCTAATACAGATACTCCTCTAGTTAGTTTAGATGCTTCTCCTTGAATTGCAATACTCAGGGGTTGTGATCTCTCGATTACAAAACTACCATTTGTCATTACACATTTTTCAAGCTTAAAAACATCTGTGGGTGTTTGAACATATATATCAAACGACGAAGTACTTATAAGCAAAGACTCTACAATTGTAAAATCTGCTTCTTCTATGGCGTAGATTTCAAAGTCAAAATTAGCAGCCTTAGCTGTAGTAATTGAGCTTCCTTCAAAGTAATCACCAGGGTTATGCAAAGTTTTCACTGCGTAACTCTTTTCTGCAAAGCTTTGAGACATAGATATATCTTTTACATCTAGCTTATAACGACTTCCGTTATGAACTAAGTAAACATCTGCTTCTCTCTTAAAATTATAACTTGGCATTGGTTCTTGGCTCTAAGAGAATAAAGCATTCTCACTTTTGATGAATCTATATTATAAGGGAGGTAAGGAAAAATGTCAAGATTTATTTTTCCTTGGTCAAATAAAAAGGGGCCGAAGCCCCTTTCATACCCAACAATTTTATATTATACGACAGCGCCGTGATAAATAATTGTTGCTTCATCTGTGCCTGCAATGGTTGTAGGCAGCGCCATGAAGTTCGTCTCAAGAGAAATAACGTCCTCAACAGAGTGAGTAGGAATTTCGATGTGACAAGTGGGCATATTCAGCTCAAGACGAGGAGTACCAGAAGCACCACCAATCTTAAATACTAAAGCAAAAGAGTTAGTTACTACGTTAGTAATACCGCGTACGTCATCAAAGAAGTCCGCAGAAGCATTAGTAGCTGAAGTATCTTCCGTCAAATAACAAGTAAAAGAGCCTGATACAGACCGAGTACCTGTGACGTGACCGATTGGCACGTTTACAATACCTAATTCTTCTGGAGTAATGTAACTGATATTATTAGTAAAAGTAACGTTACCGCCTGTAAGAGTCAAGCTGTAGCTGGCTTCTAGCTCGTTGGCTCCGTCGGAGTCTGGGTCTCTAGTAGTAGGTGTAACACTTAATACTGTTAGACGATTACGAATAAAGTTATTAGTAGCTAGAACGGCTTCGTCTCTGTAGACAGTTCTTGCTTCTGAACCGTTAGTTACATTTGTAAGAACATATAAACGATAAGAATCATTAGCGTCTAACCATACATCACCTATTGCAATAGTTCCACCATCTTGAGTGGTGTCACTGTGTACAGGTGCGGTGTTATCCTCATGAGTACTTCCAGTGAAGTCTAGTACTTCTGAAGCACTTCCAGACCAGTTAATAGTAGCAATACCGTCAATATCAAAATCAACGCTTGCTTCATTAACAGTAACGTCTTTCAACTTCATCACTTTACGATTATCAGAACCAAGTACAAAGTATACGTTAGCTGTGCCTAATGTAGATGAGTTAGAAGATCCTAAATTAATTGTACTAGAAGAGGTACCTGGTGTAATTACATTGGTGCCGCCTGTATCGTAATCGAAAGTGCTAACATCATAATTTTTTGCACCAGCAAATAAAGCCCAAAGAACTTCTTCTACTGCGTGAACTTCAGCTGCAGAATCTGCTTTTCCTGTGCCTGTTGTGCTTGATTTAAATGGTCGTACATATGTTGAAAAAGACCATTCGCCTGGTGCTAAAGAGTCGTTAAAAGCTCTCCGACCACGACGGCTGACTCCACCTGTAGACTCCATCTCGTTCAAAGTAATCTCTGTACTGTTTGTAGCTTGCGAGAAACTAAATCCATCTAGTACGGGAACTTCCCATACAACGCCATCAAACTCAATAAACATCTTCGAGTCGCGGCTAAAATATAGTTGTTGTGCCATAGTTATCTCCTATGAAACTTGAAAAGACTTGGACGTGAACATTTGTTCGTGCCAGTATTTTCTAATAACGAACCTCTATAAGAATCTCTCCGACTCCTAAAGGCTCAAGTACACCTTCATCAGTATCAATACTGATTATAGTGATCTGTTGAACATTAAATATGTTATTCATTCTATCTGAGTACTGTATCTGAGAGCTCTCTTCTAGAACTGTCTCTACATCTTCCATCAATGCATTTAGTGCTGACTGCGCATCTTCTTCATTAACATAGCAACGAACAGTGACAGATAAAAACCTGTCTTTATACCCTCCGCCTTGATACTCTCTGGTTTCGCTTCCTGCATTCAAATGTATTGCAGGAAACTCTTGTACTTCATCCCAGAATCGTAGAAAGGGATGAACATTATTCTCTACATCAGATAAATATGCTCCAGACCCATTTATTTCTTTTAGCTTCTCTGATATAGCTTCTACTATATTTGCTCTTCTAGAAGTGTAAGTTCTTGTCATTATACTCTCCTAGTATATAGTCTTCCTGTTAAAAATTGTGCGGCGATATTGCGTATAGAAGCGTCTATTAGAGGCCTGGGATCTTTCTGAGCGTCACTATATCTTGTGCCACTGCCTACTTCATATACTTGATAGGGGTCTTTTTGATACGTATACCCTATGCTGGGAAATCCTTGTGTTGTAGTTGATACATCAGTAACTCTTGCGGATGAAGCAAATCGTCCTGACTGATTTTGTAGTCTAGGAGGCCCCATCTTGGACGCAACCTCGTCTGGTAGTTTAGCATTTATTAATGCTGCTAAAGCTATCGGTGACATTGCTGTATTTTGAGTCTTACTCGTAGTAACACTGTACTTGTTTCTTTTAATCTTCGAATGTTTAGCTTTCTTTGGCTTTTTATTGTCAGACTGTTTTCCTGAATATTTCGTCTTTCCCTTTTCTTCTTTTGGCAAAGTAGTTTTACTAAACTTAATAGATTTTTTGCCTTTTAAAGACTTCTCAATTTCTTCTACAACTATATGTAAGGCTCTATCCGTTACTTTCTCTGTTAAAGGTTTACTACCACCAGTATTAGCATACTGTTCTCCAAATTTTCCCTGCATGGCATGCTCAAAAAGTGCTTGTTCCAACTTACCTCTTATCTGCTTCCAGTCATATGCTTCTGAGCCTGCAGGGTTACTACTTTGAGGGCCAATTGTTAAAGGTATCTCTAAAGTATCAGAAACACTATACTGTCCTACCATTTGCTCCTTTTGCCACACTGCTGTTACAGCTCCAAAATACTCCCCAATAGTGTTAGCTATAACCGTTGTCTGAGCTACTGTAAAGTCACTGTTTATAGTATTTGACATTACGCGTTCATACAACTTGGATAGCGTAAAAGATCCTACAGTTGTTTTTTCTTCGTGAAGATTTTGAGTTCTTCTTCTAAAAACTTTCATACCCTCTGCTGAACCTACTCTTTTTCTACTTTGGGCTGATAGTTCTGGAGTATTTTTTAACTGCTTCCAACCTTGCTGCCATATTATTCTCTGTATAGAAGAATGTAAGCCACTAGGCTGTCGTACTATAATTTTATTGCCCTCTCTAACTACAGATCCTTTCCTTTTACCACGAGTTCTTGCATAGTAAGTTTCAAAGTTAGAGTAAACGTGAGAAGCAGCCATAACTGCAGCTTTCTCAATACCTTTTACTCTGTTTGCAGCAACTTCTGCCTCTTTAAAAGACTTCTCTCCGTAGATAGCAGCTATAGTATTATCTCTGTATAGAGTAACCAGGTCAGCTTCTGTTATTGTAGTAATGTGGGCTTGTCCACCCATCTGGCTTCTAAGTACTGTATCCCATCGTCGCTTGTATTTAGGATCAGTTAAAAAATCCTTTATAAGCTTGTCTACAAGTGCTTTACTCATTAGTAGTTTTTGTACAAGTCTAACACTCGCTTAATGTGGTCGGGAAAAGCTACATTATTACGTTGGCTCGTAGAGCTCTGGTTCTGAATGCTAGCTGCACCAAGAGTTCTTCGCTCTTTGTGCTCGTCTTTTAAGTAGTAAGTAATTAAGTCAATTATTGCTAACTTTAGATCTTCTGGTACCGAGGCGTAGCCTGCCCTATAAACTACTTTTACGGACCCAGGACCACGAGGCCAGTTAACAGCACCACCGCTAGAATTAGTTCTAGAAATACTGTCGGTACTTTCATCGAGAAAATAGTCGAACGCCGTAGTAGTAAGAGTCGTATAATCTGTTCCATAAGAATCTCTCTCCTGAACTGAAACAATTGAATTTACGGGGCTTTCTGTTAGCTGAACTATATTGGTTCCCCACGTTATGTTAAATGATTCTTCTTTATTCGTAGAGTAGAAATCTACGAATGTATTACCACAATAAGTTTTTACTAATTGACTTACAGCCGGAACTAAAGCACTGATACGCAAGTCCTCTTTGGGACTTCCAATGCCTTCTGCTTCTTTATATTCTTCTAATGTTATTAAATTTGCCATAAGTATATTAGTAAAAACTTGGGGGAGAATAAACTCCCCCAGGTTAATAATCTGGAAGAGAGTATCTCCCAGATTAAAGCAACCCTTAGCCTATTGGAAAGGGAAACGAACTGCAGGCTTATTAGCACCCGCGCCAGCAACTAACTCGTTAAAGCCAAGAGACTGAGTTGCGACCAATACGGTACGCTGCTCTTTGACGATGTAGTCAGTTTCTACGTTAACACCGCGCAAACGTGGAATCACATAGTTATCCATGTTTACAGCAAGAGCTGCAGTAGTAGTAGCTGCACCAGCGTTAGCCAAGTTGCTAACCAAACGATCTGTAGCAATTACAGGTGATCCGAAGACCGTACCAACCATACCAGAAAGCTTAGTAGCCAAATCACTACCAACTTCTGTTACATCGGTAAATCCTGAAGCATCAATCAAGTTGAAGTATGCATCAGTAGGAACGATGTAAGCTACACGGCTAGCTTCTAGACCGTACTTACCCATTTCCTTACGCATTGCAAGAAGGTTAGCAGGAGTTACAACACCAGTTGCTGAAGCATCTAGTGCGGTAAGAGCAGAAGCTGCACCGTAACCATTTGCATTGTCAGAACCATTCACACCTACTAGACCTTTAGAGATGTTACCTGCACCAGCACCAACTAGTAGAGCTGAGTCAATAGCGATTGCGTGAGCACGTGCTAGAGCTGAGGTAAGCATAGGTAGGATTGAAATAACGATTTGCTCGTCAGTATCAGCAGGAATAAACGTGCTTGAAATCAATCTGTGTGCTTGCAAGATTACCTGATTAACATTATAGTTGTTATCAGATGCGCCTGCTTCTTCCAAGTTGTTCGCAGCTGTATCAGCACCGCCAGCACTAAAGTTAGCAGCTTCGGTATCAGGAGCGATTGGTAGTACAGTAGCACCACTTGAAACTTGAATTTCGCGGAACAAAGGTGCAACCTTCATTGCCTGACGAACTTCTTGCTCAAACTGGTTTGATACGATTACGTCAACACCAACTGCAGAACCATCACCAGCAGTACCAGTATATGTTACGCCAGCTTTTTCTAGAGTTTCACGACCAAAGTTAGTATCCCAACCTTTGCCAGTAATCTTACCAAGAATGTGAGCAGACAATAAGTCACCGCCCATTGCTTTAACGTCTACGCCGTTTGTACGGCCAGAGAAGTCACGCTTGCTAGTACGCATAGCTTCAAGCTCAGCTGATTTTTCCATCAACTCAGACTTGTACTTTTCTAGTACTTCGGCAGTTTCAACACCTTTAGATGCGAAGTCTGCTTGCATGTCAGCTAATAGACGCTCGGCACCTGATTCTACACCAGATACTACAGCAGTCTTAACTGTTTCTTCTTGTTGAGCTTTAGCTTCAGCGTCTGCTGCTTCCTTCTCAACGATTTCTTGTGCTACGGCTTCATCCGCGGCTTTTTGTTCGGCTTGCTTCATAGCAATCTTGGTAGCAGTTTCTTCTGCTACTTGCTTTGCAAATGCGGCTAAGTCGATTTCTGGAGTATTAACTTCAGACATTTGTATCTCCTTTTGAACCTTTTCGGTTCCGTCCGGTGTATCACTAGCTACGCTAGAAGTATTAACTTCGTCTTTAGCCAGAGTCTGACCGGCTAGATCTACACGATTTGTGAAAGTTTTTTTGAATTCTTCATACTCGTCCATAGAGTCAAAAGATTTCGCTAGCGAGAAAGTAGCTTCCTGATTACAAGGTACGGAAACAACCGATACCTCAAATAATTCTGCGTCCTTTATCATTAATCCGTCAGTTTCCTTTATGAAATCAGCATCCTTGACTCGGAAACCAACAGAAAATGCTCCAAGGATACCTTCTTTTACTAATTCGCAAACATTAGCGGGTGCTGACTTGCTAATCTTTGCTTCTAACTCCAGGCCATTCTCTGTTACTTTAAGGCCTGTAGCACGACCGATAGGACGATCGTAATCATGATTGAAAAGAATAATAGGGTTCTTTTCGAAATTCTTTAAACCACCCTTTTCCCAAGCCTGAGCTGAGATAGAGTCGCCAGCACGATCGAAATCTGCTGTACTTGCCATACCGCGAATCATCACTGATCCGTCATCTACCGCATGGGTTTTGAAAGTTGAGGTTAGGTTAAAAATTTTATCCATTCTTTTTCCCCGTTTTTGCTTGGGCTAATTCCGTTAGAGGATCTTTATCCTCTTTTTTGTGAATAAGTTCCCATAGTTCCGGTTCGTATTTTTCAATCCAGTCTACTGCTCCGGTATACGTTCCCATCACTTTTACTATCTCTTTAGGAGACAGGAAAGCCGGTCTATCAAGGGCTCTCTTATACTCATTTAAAGAAACAACATATCCTTTCTCAGCAAAGTACATTCCTAATTCATGTACTAATCTGTGTTTTCTATTTCTAGTCACTGCCATCTTCATCACCTTCAGTTGGTCTACCACCCTCATCTGGGTTGGCTGCACTCCCTGCTATGTTGGCAGGGACTCTAACATCATCTTGTCCTTCTAAAGCTTCAAAGCCTAATCTAGTTCTGGCTTCATTGATAGTAATAATACCACCATTTACTAATGAACTATAGTACTGTGACTGATCTCTAAGCTCTGGTTGTAGAGCTGGGATATCTATAACTTCTTCTTTTATTTCGTATCCGAAGAAGCGGCTGTAAGCGTAGTTTATCTTTCTTACTATTGGTAAGATTGTTTCAAGATAATACATTCTCATATTAGGACGAATGTTTGCATTGTTTCCTGAGTCTAATAAGATAGGTGGGATACCCAATGCTTTCAATATAATTGTTTCGTTTTCTGTAATAGAAGATTGGAAGTCTAACTCTTTAAAGTTTACGTTAGAAATGCTATCAATCTCTATACCACCGTCAAGAATCAGAGGGCGTCTACCACCTGCGTCTGGACGATATCGAATGCTCCATGATTGAATCATTCGTTCTTTAATCTTTTCACTTAATGTATTTGGGCTTTTTAGTACTAGTCCTGGTACTGCTCCGTTCTTAAAGAAGTTATCTTGAAACTTTCTCATTGAAGCAGTAAGGGCCATTGTTCGTACAGCGGGCTTCAGTCTTGAAGTACCTCGGAAAATAGAGTAAAAGGAATTTTCCTTAACGTGTATGATCTCGTCCGGGCCGTAGTCTACATCGTTGTATGTGTACTTCTCTATAAATGTTTTTGGGTCTGCGTGTATTGTTACGCTATCTGCAGGTAGATGATACAAATGAGCACCATCGTAGTATATAAAAATGTTTCCGTCTAGTAAATAGTCGGTAATTAGGTTTCTTTTAAAAGAGCTGACATCTTGAAATAAGTTAGGCTCTTTATTAAGTAGCTTATTTACAGTAGATCGTCTCATTCCTTTTTGAACGCCATTTGTTTGATTAGGCTGAACAACTACTGGAATCTCTGCTACGTCATCTACAATCATATTAACGCCGCGATTAACAATCTCTAGCGTTTCATAGAACTGCTCGTAATTCTGAGTATACTCTCTAGAACCCTCTTTATCGTTACCAAAGTATTGCTGTATAGGATTCAATTTTTCCATGTCGGCTTCGTCAGCCTTATTACCAAAAATGTTACTATACCATGCCATGCTTTTCTCTTTGAATCTCTACCCAATTTTTCTGCTTGTTTGCAGTGCCTAAGCTAGGGTTTCTCCCATAAATGGAGTGTAACTGTAAGTGGTGAGCATTGCAGAGAGTTACCGTATGTTCGTATAACTCTGCTTGATGCTCTGCTATGAAGTCTTCTCTAAAAGAAAGCACATTCTTAGGGTCTAATTTGTTCTTTGCTACGTAATCATGTATAAGAGGAGCTAACGTATAAAAGTGGTGGAAGTCTAATTTAACTTTCTCTCCACATATTCGGCATTCACTGCCTTTTTCATACTTGTTCTTTGCTTTGTCTCTTATGTATTTTACGATGTCTCTTTTTAAATCCATTTTCTAATACCAGAATTATATCGAGTTTAAGGTACCATGTCAAATATTATTTTTGGATGGTGTCGTTAGAAGCCACTGTTTGATGTTTCAAACGAGTAAAGGGCGTACCTTAGCGCGTCTGCCATGTGTGAGGCTCTGTTATGTTTTGGTTTTTCTTTAAGTAGATTCGGGTTAGGATCCCACTGGTACTGGTCAAGTGCTGCTAAAGTTTCTGTGCAGGTCTGATCAATAAACAATCTGTCGTTATCAACTATTCCCTCTACTCTTGCAATACCATCTAGTATTGACTTCTTTGCGTTAATAGTGCTAATATCATAATTTTGTGCAAAGTCGAATCGTGTCTGTTGAGCTGCGGAGTCAATAAAGATATAGTCTATATCCCACTTATCAATAAGTCTTTGTATTTCACCAGCGTGTTGCTCTGTTGTTTTTTCAGCGTCTAAGTACTCATCTAGTAAGTAGAACTTCTCTTCATCCCAGTCATAGCCAATTACACAAAATGCTGTCGGATCTCTATAGCCTACGTCAAGGCCTGCAAATATATCAAGACGTTTAGTCTCCATTTGCTGAAAGTCTCCCGTGCACTTCTCGAAATCAAAGCTCCATACTTGACCTTCAAAGGTATTGAAATCAGCTTCGTACTCTTGTCGGAATTCTGCTTCTGACATACTCTTCCGAGCTTCTATAATATCATTCTCTGACATACGAGGATTAGACTTGTAAGTAGCTTTTATAGATACCCACTCAGAGAATTGCTCATCAAAACCTCTATCGAAAAACTCTGCGAACCAGTTGTTGCGACCCCGTGGTGTGGAGATAAAGATAGCTTTTGAATTGTCTTTATCTAGCGTGGGGCGTAGTGCTACGTTGAAAGCATCTTTACCGTCAGCTAGTGCTGCTTCGTCAAAAATAATTAAATCGTAGGATCTACCAACACAAGAGTCAACTTGGTTTACTGATCCCATGCGGATTGTAGAGCCGTTAGATATTTCTATAACCTTATCTTTTGCGTTATCTTTGGTAACTTCCAGATCGAAGTGTTTGATTAACGTTCGCTGTAGATCGAAAGAAATTTGAGATAGGGCATAGTTGGGGGACATAATAAGAATATTGGAACCAGGAACAAGAGATACCAGTTGCCCAATAATATTCGCTATATAAGTTTTTCCCTGACGTCGTGAAACGGCAGCACAGACGAATCTATACTTAGGAGAGTTGATTGCATTTATAATAGCTACTTGGGAGGGGAGTGCCTCAATACCCAGTAAATCCATATAGGGCTCTACTGGGAGCTTGAGGAACTTATCGTGTGCTGGAAAGTCAAGAAGATAATCTGGGATTATATCTTGCCTACTAACTTCTATCATGCTTTGTACTTCCACCATTTCCCTTTTAGTAGTTTTATAGCTACTGTTAAGGGATTAAAATATCTTGTATCGAAAACGTATCCGTAATCAATCATATCTGCTTGAGTAACTACTTTACCAAATATGTTGTCTGTCCAATCGTCTTCGATCCGTAAAACTGCGTGTCCTCTATGAGGCTCTTTAACATAGCAGTAAGTAATCTGTGCTTTATAACTTATGAGCATCCACCAAAACTTAACTAAGCTTTCGTCGCAGTGCTGATACAAAGTAGTTAGTGCAAAATCTTCACAGTCGCCTTTATATCGTTTTAGTGTTCCTTCGCCCTCTGGCTTCATAATATACCAAGCATCTCGCTTACCATATCGATCACCATCTTTGACGTAAATAAACTTTTCTTTTAAAGAAACTACTTTCTGCTCATCCATGCGGATACTCCCATATATGCGCCCACTACACCAGCCTGCGCTATGTAAAATAATCCTAGCAAGTCTGCTAGGGCTGCTACTCTTGATTCTGTTACTGCTGTGCTGAATAAAAGTGCGCTGAATCCAATCATAGAGAACATTGCTACCCACGCCATTCGTTTTTGAGCTTCTGACTTCTCTTCCCTCAATTCTATCTCTAGCATATCTTGGGCTCTTTTTATTTCTTCGTCGGACACAGTTCCGTCCCCATCTAAGTCAAATTGTGCGTATATTGAGTCTTTCTGTAACTGCTTCATTTACAATCACAGTCCTCACACTCGCAAGGGTCGCAACAACCACAACACTCGTTAGGAGAGTCGCTACCCAATAACTTCATGATGTCTTTGCGTTGCTGTTCTATCCTTTCAGCTTGCTGTCTAAGTTCAAATTCTTGAAGATCAGTTCTCATAGATTACCCCTTAACTAAGTTAATGATAAAGCCTATTATCAGAGGTACTAGAAAGATACTCACCCCTAAGGCTATACTGCCTAGCTTAATCATATCAATTAGTTCTTTGCGCTCTTTTTGTTTGCGCCTTACTTCATCGAGTCTTCTTTTTCTAGCATTTGCTAGTTCTTGCATAGCGTCAGCGTACAAGGCTCCGTTGCCACTGATAGTGAAGAGATCTTTAATCTCTTTCATAGTTTCGTCTATTTGCTTCTTAGTTAATGCAGCTTGAATAGCATCTTTTTCAGTTAACTTACCTGAATTAGATAAAGTCTGTAAGTCTACCTGTGCACTGCCTAAGCTAGTAAGAAACCCACTTATAGAAGATATATCATTAGTGGTAGAAGCTACCCTGTTTATCATCGAAGTAGCAGTATTGACCGCAGACATTATAGCTCCAAGCTCCATTAACATTTAGCATCACCATTTAACCTTGTCCGCCCAATATGCAGCTGACATCTTGCCCTTAGCAATATTCTTTGCGTGGCGTGCTTTGAAACTCTTTCTTTTTGCTTTCATTGCAGCTGATTCACCCGCTTTAGGCTTACCTGCTGTTTTAGCTCCTTTCTGTCCGAATCGAATAGTCTTTACTTTAGCGCCTACTTTAGCCACAACGATGTGTGACTTTTTGGCATGTCCCGGTGTTCTCTTTGGCTTGTTATAGCCTGCTACACCAGCTTTCTTTAATCTTGAATCCTTCTTCTTACTTTTTCTTTTTACTGCCACGTTTTTTTCTCTTCACAAAGGTGCTAACATTAGTTGGCTTACCACCTGAGTTACTTGCCGCTCGTTTTCTACGAACAGCTGACTTTCGCTGCTTTTCAGTAAGGCCAGCGGCTTTGGCCTTTGGAAGACATTTTGGGTATTTTTTCTTTCCTGATTTGCTTCTTCCGCATTTTTCAAAGCCGCCGCCTTTTTTAGGTCTGGATATGTCTACCCACTCTTCCTTAAACCATTTCTTTAAACTCACGGTCTATCTCCTATGGCCTCACTTTTTCTTTTTCATGATGGCTTTGCGAAGTGCTGGTGGTAGTTTCTTCTGAGCTGCTGTCAAACCCTTCTTCTTGCTAGGAGACTTCTTAGCCTTTCCTTTCTTAGCTGGGCGTCCTCTTTTCTTTCCGTATGTTCCTTTTCCTGCTGGCATCATTTGCTCCCCATGCGGTACTTACCGCCTTTGGCTTTATAAGTTTTTACAAGCCATCCATTTGCATAAGCTGAAGGGTAAACAGCAAACTTTCGTTTAGTCTGTGCCTTCACTCTTGCATAAAGTTTTTTATTAGTAGGAATCGGCTTTTTCTTTGCCGTCTTTCGTTTCTTACGAACCGCCACTTAAATCTCTACTGACTTATCCTCTTCTATTTTAGTGAGGACTTCTTTCTTTTCTTCTAGAGTGCCAGCTTCATACGCTTCTGCGTCTTTTTGACTAGAGAAACCTTTCTTTTGGTCGCCTTTAATAGCCCACCAAGTTCCTTTCTTTTGTTCTGCCATGATTATTCTCCATAACCGTGCGGAGTTTCCGCTTCTAACTTAGTCTCGAGAACTCTTACTCGTAGTTCCAGCTCTCTAACTCTTTTGATATTGTCCTGTACCTCGGGTGGTGGTGAAAACTCGTCTATCCAAGTATCGTTTTCCTCTATCTCGGTGACTGCGGCAGCCATGTTATGCTCTAGGAAAGATATTCTTTCTGTAATGCCTGTGTAGGCCCAGACGGATACCGCAGTAAATGTTACTAATCCAATAAGATTCTTTAAAGGTATAGCTAGTTCTGTGGCTTCATTTATCTTAGTAGCCATAACTAAGTTTGGGTAGCGACAGCCACAACTATGCCGGCTAGAAATATTACAAGAGTTCCTAGCCCGGCCATTTGTCGCTGCTCCATTCTTACGAGTTGCTCTTCAATGCGGTCAAATCGAGTAAAGGTAGTTTTCCATCTTTCCTCGCATTGGACCTCATGTTCTCGCAACTCCATTTTCACTTTAAGTACTTCATCATCAGTTAACATCTTTTAATAACTTTTCCATGAGCTTACCGTAGTTGCCCTGGCCGAAAGGTACACCTTCATTAATCTGGACATTAGTCTGACTTCTTACATTAGTTTGATTGAGTTTTTCGAGTTCCGCTTGCGCTTTAATCTCATCCATTCTCATCTTGTGTGCCATTTGTAACAGATCAGCCAAATCTTTACTAGAGTAGACGCCAGTTTCCTTAGCTTCTTCTAGTTTGTTTTCAATCATTTCGTCTAGTACACTTGCAATATTATTCTTATTGCGGTAGCCCATGTCTAAATAAACGGTATCAATATATTTCTTGACCTCTCGCTTATTTAACAACTCTACTACTTTATTTTCAGGTACCCCTAAATACTGGGTGACCCCGGTGATGTTTCCGAACTGCAAATAAGAGTTCGCAACTTCGAGTCCCTCTGGGGATATTGTAGTTAATTCTTTAGCCATGGTTAGAATTATAGGGGAACCGGCATCAATTGTCAAGAATTATTTTTGTGTGGTATAGATTTTAACTTATACACCGTTTCTCGTTTTACTTTTTACCCAAAGTCGTACGTGAGGGGGTGCCCCGCCGCGCGGCGATAGGCTACGTCTATCAACCGCCCCCTATTGATAGGAACAATCAATTAGACTATCGCCCTGGGCGTGATATAATAGTTGCATATTCAGAAGGGGTACCCTATGGGAATTTTTAAGATTGTTCTGCTGTCGCTGTTCATGACGCTAATGGTTGTTGTTAGCTCGGTTTCGGGCTGGGTGTTTGTCACTAACGGATTAGATCCGTTTACACAATTCATCGGCGCAATGCTAATGGTGCTAGCGTTTCTTATATCATGGCTGGCGTTTTATATTGTGAACGCCACGAGCGGCTTATAACTAAATCGAATAAGCTTATTCCAAAACGGTCTTTGACTAATTACTATAATGCGTTATAATATACGCTCACTAACTAAGGATGACTAAATATGTCTAACTACACTCCCGCAATGGTTGCCGCTATCGAAGCTGCTGCTCCTCTTAACCTAGACAAAGCAAAAGCTTTGGCTGCCGACTTTGGCTTGTCGCATCGCTCGGTTATCTCTAAGGCCAAAAGCCTAGAGGTCGAATATATCGCGCAGGTTCGCACTGCTGCCAAGCGCGACTCTGTAACCAAAAACGATATTCTGCGCGGTATCCGCGAGGGCTTATCGTTGGGCGACCGTGAGGGTGACCTCACCAAAGCCGAATTGGTTGCTGTCTTAGAGCACATCGGTTAGATGTTGCTCTCAATCATCGGATGGTTAGGAGCGGCGGCGTTGTCCGCTGCTCCCTTCATCATCGACACTAACGAAGGCAAACTGTTGGCGATTCTTGGCTTGGCGCTATTAACCTTGCAAGCTATCAAGATTCGATGCTACAATTTGATTCTTCTAAACATTACAGGCATTATTGGATATTCTTATGCACTTTATATTTGACCTAGACGATACCGTTATAAACACCAGCCACCGCCAGCGTTTGCTGGCCGACGGCTCCATTGACCTAGAATTCTGGCGTGCGAACTGCACTGTCGGCATGGTAGCCAGAGACAAACTGTTACCATTAGCCAGCAAAATGCAAGGCGCGATTCGTGATGGACTAGACGTTATCGTTTGCACTTCTCGCGTTATGGGCGCTGCGGATTTCGCTTTTCTTCGCGCTCACAAAATGCTCGGCAATGTGATGCTCTCCCGCATGGGCGGCGACGAGCGAGGTTGCGGCATTCTTAAACTCAGCAAATTGCAAGCCTTGGCTATGTCTCGCGGCATTCAATGGCAGCAATTCGCTGGCGATTCAATTATGTTTGATGACTCAAAAGAGGTTCAAACGGTACTAGGTAAGGCTGGCGTTCGCGTCATTGACCCTGTACAATACAATCTTTCCCAACAAAAGGTAGCATAAAATGAGCAAGCACTACTACATAATCGTGGACACCGAAACCACCAAAAAGCAATCGGTAGCAGATTTCGGCGCGGTCGTCGTTACTCGCAAGGGCAAAATCGTTGAGCAATTCGGCGCTATGGTTCTCGGACATTTCGGCAAATTCGATTTGTTCTCCGACCCATCGGC